AATGGATTCTTTAGAGCCAAGAAAAGTACTCATTCATTCCTATAAGTAGATTTTTGGTTAATATGCTTTCTGGATTTTCTCCAACTGGTTCAAGTACTGAAACTAATTTGATTCCTTTGTTGTTTAGTTTTCTTTCGTTTATTACGTGGTCAAAGCTATTTCTAGCGAATCTATCAAATTTGTGGACAATAACGTAATCTATGTTTTTAACTTCTTTCATCATCAGTTGAAAATCATCTCTGTTGTCGGAAGTTCCTGATTGCCCTTGATCTTTATAATATTTTATAATTTCTATTGATTCTCTTTTTGCGAATTCATCTATGGCTCTCATTTGTGCCATGATAGATTCTTCTCTTTGCATGTCTGTAGAAAATCTACAACAACCTACTGCTTTTTTCATACTTTTACTCCTTTTTTATGTTATTTAAGGAGTATATGCTATAATATTAGTGTGTAGAGTAGCATATACTCAATGTTAAGTCCTTTATTAGTTGCCGCTAATGAGGGGCTTTTTTTTTGTTAATGTCTATATAAATCACTTAAAAAGTTTTTGGCTCTTTCGTCAAAATCCAATGGTATTGATGTTATATTACAATAATCTTGAATTATTTCTTTGTTATCTTGTTGTGTTAACAATGAACTTAGTGATGCATTTAGACTTATTAAAAGGTCTAAATTTTTATTTAACATTATATTAAGAGCTATAATTGCACTATAAGCTTCGTTGTATACTTTTTTATCAAACAAAATGTCGAAAGAAGTTTCTGTGAGTACTTTTTTTGATAGGTGATTACTTTTTGTTTTGAAGCTGATAAATTTCAATTTATGAGCGATTTTATTTCTAAATTGTCTTATAATAGTAAGGCAATCTTTAAAAAGTTGAAGCTTTTGATTTTCTGGCAAATCTATATCTAAAATCAAACCGCAAACTTCTTTTTTGTCATTATTATTTAGTATTGAATATAGATTTATGACGTTATTAAAGGTTACATTTTTAAATAGTATCCATGGAGGAATGTGATTTTTCGTATCTATATAATGTTTTGTAGGGTTTTCTAAATGTTTAAAATTATGCGAATAAGTTTCTCTAACTTTACTTAGAATTATATCGACTTTATTTTTATTTTTAGAGGATCTTATGTAATTATTTCTTGATAGATATTCATCTTGAAACACTCCGTGATTTTTTGAGATTACATAGGCAAGAGCTGTTTTAAATTTTGTCTCAACTATTACGCTATATTGAAAAATAATGTTTTGTAATCTATGGTCGAATCTACAAAAATTATACAAGTATTCAATTGAAATGTTTGGTCTAAACTCATCATCTACCATGAAACACTCTTTGTATCCATTAATTAAGTCGTAATACGAAAAAGTAAATAGCGCATATTCAGCAAATTTTTCATCTTCTATAATTAATTTTCTAGATCTTAATATCTGAATTTGTTCTTCAATTGTTTTAAATGGTTTGTCTGGAATTCTTTGTTGTTTCATAATCTTTCCTAACACAAAAAGCCCTATCACTATAGCGTGATAGGGTTTAAGCAGTTCGAGATATTTCCCGTAACCAAGTCATCTTTGTATCACTACTATAGCATATTTTTTACTTTTTGTAAATTAAAATTTTATTACTTCTACCAAATCTCCCAAATTGATTATTTTATCTTCTGGGACGTCTAGATTCTCAATTTGTGATTCGTTTACGTTCAATTCTTCATGTTGTGCTTCATAAAGGGATAGAAATGATTGAGAGAAGTTTTTTATGACTGCGTTCGACGTTTTTGAATTTTTGCATACTGAAAAATTGTTGTATATTGTTTTAATTGTCAGTTCTGCTTTTATGTTGTCTAAGCTACCATATTCTTCTCCATCATAAACAACTAAAGGACCTCTTTGTATCACTCTAACTGAATCTTTTAGTGAAGCACCATCAGACCTACCGTAGTCTATTAATATGGTGTATTTGTCTAAAATTGCTATAACTTTACATTCTATTATGTCTGTCATTTTGTCCTCCTAGATATATCCTATTTATTTCTTTCTGAATATACTCCAACCATTTCTCCAAGTATAAGTACTCTTTTGTCATCTTCGGGTTTTATTATAATGGGGGAGTAGATTCTGTTACAAGGTTGCAGTATGAGCATATCTTCGCTCTTACTGATTCTTTTAAGTGTTGCTTCATCATCTATTAGAACGGCTGCGATTGTTCCGTTTTCAACGTCGTTTGTCTTTTTAAAGAAGACTAGATCCCTTTCAAATATATTAGCTTCTATCATGCTGTCTCCTTTTGCTCTAAGACAAAAATCGGCTCCTGCTAGGTTTTCATCAAGCATAAAGTATCCTTCGTAGTTTTGCTCAGCAAAAAGTGGTTCTCCACAGGCTATGGATCCAAGGATTGGTATTCTTTTTAACTTGATGGGCATTATTACTCCAGGTATTTTTGATATGTCGATATCTTCAGAAGGGCTGTCATTCCATCCCATTAAGTATGCGGGGGAGACCTCTAACGCTTTCGCCATAGCCTCTATCCTATCGGATGGAATGTTAGTAATTACTTTAGATTCATATTTGTGTATTGTTACTTTACTAACTCCAACTTTTCTACCTAATTCTTCTAAAGTCATTCCCTTTTCTAATCGCTTTTTATTTATTCTATCTCCAATAGTAGCACTCATAATTCACCTCCTAAAATAAGTTTATCATATAGTTACCCATTAGACAACAAAAATTAATAAAATTTTATAAGAAATTACTTGACAATTAACATTTATTTATGTTAACCTATAGTTAACGAGAAAGGAGGGCATTATAATTAATGATAAAAACAAACATACTAAAAGCGCGTTTTGTTGAAAAGGGATATACTCAACAGGATATAGCTAGAGAGCTTGGGATCACTGGGGTTACTCTATCTAGAAAGTTGAATAGGGGAGTGTTTAATTCTGATGAAATATATAAAATGATTGTTTTATTAGATATTAAAGATCCAGCAGAAATTTTTTTTGCCGAATAAGTTACCCAACAAGCAACTAAAGTCGTTTAAAGTAAATGAACGAATGTGAAAGGAGAAATTGATGAATATTGAATTAATATCTTTTGCTAAGGATCATATTGAGATTGTTGAATAGAAATTCTAATTTTAAAAAAAAATCTGACATATACAGTATGGAGGTGTTATAGGTGACTACTGAATTAAATAGGGAAGTAGAAGTTCATAAAGTAAGTGGAAGCGTAAATATTATGAAAAGATATTTGGATAGTGATGTAATTTTAGATTTAATAAATGAAAATTTTAAATCAAAGAGTGATTTTTGTAGAAAAGCTAAACTTTCAAGGTCTCATTTTGATGGAATGATTAATGGTGATATTACTGTTGGGCTTTCTAGTCAAAGTAAGTTAATGAGGGTTTTAAAGGATCAGATTGATTCTATTGAGGATATTTTAATTCCTTTACCAATTAATATGGGTGGAAAACTAATATCCGAAATATGCGTTACTGATAAAAATGGTGGGTTGGTTGCTTCAATAACGTCAAGAGATGAGATAACAGATAAAAGATATGTAGTAGAGTACCTGCCATATAATCATTAGTCTAGGTTGTTGTGAGCTGATTTATCTGGATTTGAACAGGGTGTATCAATACCGTTGATTGTTCTTACATGATATCCCTTATAGTTTCCAGCTTTAATGGCTTTAACAAATGATTGACGATTCATGTATCTTCCAGTGGATGTGTTTTTGAAACCTAAGTTTCTACCGGATTTAGATTGTCTGGTAACTCTTACGTTTTTCAAGTTATCACCTCCTTTATTGAAATTAGTAAAAAATTTTATTAGGAGGCACTCTACTAATTAAAGTATAGTACTTTTTAACTACAATATCAACTATATATAGTACAACGCATAAGATACTAGACTATATATACAAAAAAACAAGGTATGTGAAAATTATAAAAATAAAACGAAGAAGGAGGAGAATGAGTATGAATGATTTACAAATTTTTAAAAATAGTGAGTTTGGAGAAGTAAGAACAAAATTAATAAACAACGAACCTTATTTTAGCCTTAATGATGTTTGTAGGATTTTAGAGATTAACAATCCAAGAATGGCTAAGACTAGACTTAACGGAGACGGTGTCAGTACTACTGACGGTGTCGATTCATTAGGTAGAAAAGCTGATGTGACAATGATTAATGAACCTAACTTGTACAAGCTTGTATTTCAAAGTAGAAAAGCTGAAGCAGAAAAATTTGCAGACTGGGTTACATCAGAGGTGCTCCCAACAATCCGTAAGCACGGGGCGTATATGAGTAGTGAGGTTATTGAAAAGACTTTAAGTGATCCAGATTACCTGATAAGACTTGCTACTAACTTGAAGGAAGAAAAGGCGAAGAGGGCGTTGGCAGAGGCACAGATTGAGAGGGACAAGCCGAAGGTGTTGTTTGCGGATACTGTATCTAGTAGTAATAAATCGTGTTTGGTAGGTGAGTTGGCGAAGTTGATTAGTCAAGAGGCTATCAGACGTGGCGAAATTAACAAGAAGATTGGTCAAAATAATTTGTTTGCTTGGATGCGTAGCAGCGGATATTTGTGCAAGAGTGGTGAAAGGAAGAATCAACCGCTGCAACAATATGTTGAACAAGGGTTGTTTGAATTAAAAAAAGGCTCTTATGTTGATAGTAATGGATCAAATATCACGACGACAACTACAAAGGTAACTGGCAAGGGACAGATATATTTTGTTAATAAGTTTTTGGGAGTGTAGGTATGAGGTTAAAGGAAATGTTAAAGGAAAAATGGAGATATAGAAAAGTGCCGTATAAAGAATGTTATGGGTTTTTCGATTTTTATCAAAAGAACAGAGGTACTTTTTTTATAGACACTATAGATACTGTTATTCAGATTGTTGTTAGTGTAATCACGTCTGTTTTGACATTATATTATCTCAACAAGTGATTGTAGGCTATTGATGTTAAAAGGGCAACAACAATAGGGACTGCTATTGAGCGAAAACAAAAATCACAAAATTTGATAAGGGATATTTGCCAGCAGTGGTAGCCGTGATGTGTTATTTTGATTACTTTATTTGTTTGGGATATGTAGTTGTTTTCAATCAAAAAAATTATTTCATCTAATCGGGCATTGATGACTTTTTTATCGTCAATAATCACATAATATGGAAAACTGTTGATGAATTTAAGTTTCATATTATCCGATGGTGTAATTGTGAGGATATCATTTTTTTCTGAAAAGATTTTGAGTTTAAGTTTGTTTAGTTGTCTTAATTTGTATAAAAGTATTGTTGTTTGTATTGTTAACATTTTTATCACCTCATAAATATTATACCAAGATATGAGTTGAAATAGGAGTAAAGGAGCGTAAATATGGAAATACTACAAAATGTAATTTCAAAAAAGGATTTGGCTAAGAGGTGGAATTGTACGGAGGTGTTATAGGTGACTACTGAATTAAATAGAGAGGTAGAAGTTCATAAAGTAAGCGGAAGTGTAAATATTGAGGCTATTGCAAATGAGTTTTTGAGATGGGTTAAGGACAATAATTTAAGTCTTTGTAAAGATGAATCAGAGTTGCACCTTAATGAGTATCAAAACACAGCAAGGTTTTTAAAGATTGTTAATAGATGAAGGGAGTTTAATTATGGAAAAAAGAGTATCGGATTTTGATGATGAGGTTTGGACAAAATTTAAGAGATCAAAAAAAACAAATAACAAAAGAAATGTTGGGAATAGTAAGAGAGTAAAGACTAAAAAAATTGTAAAATCAGACAAATTAGACGATATGAAATTGATATTTAGTTTTTGTATTATGATTTTGAAGTTTTTCGTGCTTTTAAATTTATTGGTGATTACTTCAAAAATGCTTTAAGAACAATGTGTATGAGGAATAGATGGGAAGAAAAAGAAAATATACGCAATTGCAAATGCAATTTTTATTAGATCACTTGGACATGAAAAATAGAGAATTGAAAATTCTTTTTGAGGAAAAATTCGGCATAGATATTGATAGACACTATATTGCAAACTTAAGAATTAGGGTTAATAAAAAGGAAAAATTTAGATTTGACCTGAATATAGGTGATAGCTATGTGGATAAAGAAAGCAAATATTCTGATGAGGTGTCTGAAGAAGTGAAGGAGAATGTAGAAGTTTTTAGGGATATGGCAAAAAGAGGTGTAAAAAAATGGCAGTAGGTAGAAAAGACTATTTCGAAAGAAAAGAAGCGAGAATTGAAAGATTAAGAGAAAAAGCAGACAAGATGAAATCTGAAAGCGTAGATGCTTTTAGAGACGCGAGAAAAATACAAGATAGTATTCCAATGGGTCAGCCAATTCTGATAGGACATTACTCAGAAAAAAGAGCGAGACGAGATAGAGACAGAATTGATGCAAACATAAAAAAGAGCATAGAAAAGCAAGGAAAAGCTGAGTATTACGATGGAAAACTTGAAGCAGCTAAAAATAATAAAGTTATTAGCAGCGATAATCCGCAAGCAATCGAGCTTCTAGAAGAAAAAATATCCAAATTAAAAGCGAGACAGCAAAAATATAAGGATATGAATAAATACTACAGAAAACACAAAACAATGCTAGGTTTTGAAGATTTAAGCGACGAAAAAGCAGAAGAAATCAATAAGAGAATTGATGAAGACTATAGTTTCAATAAAAAACCTGCACCTTCATATATTCTTAGCAATTTAAATTCAATGATTAAGTCGACAGAAAAAAGACTGGAACAACTAAAAGAATTAGACGAAATGGATTATGAAGAAATAGAATTTGATAATTGTACGGTAATTTCAAACGATGAAACAAACCGCGTAGAAATACACTTTGGATATAAGCCTGATGAAGATGTTAGAACGATGCTAAAAAGAAAAGGCTTCAAGTGGTCTAGAAATAACAGCTGTTGGCAAAGAATGAGAAATAAAAATGCGTTGTATATAGCTATTAGTTTAGCTAAAGAAATAGATGAAATGTAAAGGAGAAAAAAGATGAAATTTAGAGCGACTATTGATTTTGATATAGCAGATGACTATATGAAAGATGTGTACAAAGATTCAATGGAGTGCTTATCAGATGAGTTTGAAAACTTTTTTAAGAATATTATGATAACAAATTTTGGTAAGTTTTTCGATGAAAAAATAGCAACTGAATTTGGGATAGAAAATGAATGTAAATGTTATTACCGTGGTACAGATGTTAAGGAATTATAGGCATAAAAAAACGTCTGTGTCCCACTACAAACACAGGCGTTTCAACATACTGCTCTTTTATTATACCACGAATTTTAGGGAGTGTATATATGTTATTGGATGAGATTAACAAGGTTAGTGAAAAGATTGAAAAATTGGCGGATAGTGAGAACTTAGATTTTAAATTTAGTTCCGGTCAATTTCCGATTGCTTGTGTATTTACAAAAAAAAGAAGATAATCAAGTGTCTATGATTGATACGAAGGATTTAATGTTTGGTGAACTTGCTTTTATATTTGATGAGCAGCTGCAAGTATCTATTACTGATGATTTTAGGATTAGTGATGAGAGGTTCAATGCTTTAAAGAATAACTGCAAGAAGTTGCACTATATATATTTACAGATTTATTTTATGAATTCAATAGATAAGGAGAGAACTAATGGTTAGAGGTCAAAAAGAGATAGTGTGGACTTGTTCTGATGGGCGCAAATTTTTTGATAAGGCTGAGGCTGACAGGTATGAGATTAAGCTACAGATTAGGGAGCTGATCAAGGATAACACTTATGAATGTGAGTGTAGTGTTGATAGGATTATCGATGTTGTTATTGATAGATTTGATGACATTTATAGGATTGTAAAAGATGATGTTGATGAAGATGAGGGGATTAGATGATGGCTATTTATGATAAGTTATTAAATATTCAAGTAGAATTAAAAGCTCCAAAAAGTCAGACTAATAATTTTGGTAGATATAATTACAGAAGCTGCGAAGATATTCTGGAGGCTGTAAAGCCGATTTTAAAAAAGGAAAAATGTGTTGTAATTGTGAATGATGAGATTGAACAGGTAGATAATAGGTTTTATGTTAAAGCTACTGTGAGTTTGGTTGATGTTGAGAGTGGAGAAATCATAGCTTCAAGTGCTTATGCAAGGGAAGAAGAGAATAAAAAAGGTATGGATAGCTCCCAAGTTACGGGAGCTAGTAGCTCATACGCGCGTAAGTATGCTTTAAATGGACTATTTGCTATTGATGATACAAGAGATAGTGATGTGACTAATTCGGGTGAAGAAAATGAATCTAGCGCAAGTCAACAGTCATTGATTAAACAACAGATAGGCGAAATATTGAAGGTTAAGGGTATTGGTTTTGATAAGCTTACTGAGGTTATAAAAACAAAGTTTAAGAAACAAAAATTTGATGATTTGACAGCAAGAGAGCAACAAAGATTGCTTACGGAAGTGAGGGGTTGGTAAATGAATAATGTATGTTTAATTGGAAGATTGGTCAAGGATATTGATTTGAGATATACAACGGGTAATATGGCTATTGGTAGGTTTACTTGTGCGGTTGATAGGAAACTTAGCAAAGAAAAGAAACAAGCAGCAGAAAGTAATAACCAACCTACTGCTGATTTTATTAGTTGCATAGCTTTTGGTAAGACTGCAGAGGTTATTGGCCAGTATTTCGGGAAAGGGAATAAGATTGCAATTACAGGTCATATACAAACTGGATCATATGAAAACAAGGAAGGTAAAAGAGTATATACGACTGATGTTATTGTGGATAGCTTTGATTTTATCGAAAACAATAGCAGCAGTAACAAAACTAATCAAGGATACAGCAATCCAGCTGATTTGGGTATGAGCGCTCAAGAATCTTTCGATGACGACCTACCTTTTTAGAGGTGATGTAAATGTCTTATGGTTGGATTAGCATACACAGAAAAATACAAGATAATTTAATATGGAATGACAAGCCTTTTAATCGTGGAGCTGCTTGGGTTGATTTGTTATTGTTAGCCAATCATGAGGATAAGAAAGTTTTGTTCAATGGAAGTATTATTGAGGTCAAGAGAGGTGAAAAAATAACGTCACTCAGAAAGCTATCTGAACGATGGGGTTGGTCAAGAGAGAAAACAAAGAACTTTTTAATTCTATTGAAAAGTGAAAATATGATTGACTTCAAAACCGACCACCAAAAGACCACGTATAAAATTGTAAATTACAACGTTTATCAGAATGAAGACGTAGACAAAAGAGCCACAGAAAAGCCACTGACCGACCAGCAAAAAGCCACAGAAAAGCCACTGACCGACACAAACAATAATATAAATAATTACAATAATGTAAATAATGTAAATAATAACACTAAGGGTGTTGTTGATTCAGAAATGAATTTAGAAAATCCACAACTAAAAGAATTAATACAACTATACCAGAGTTGTGGTTTTGGTTTAATCACTCCGTATTCAGCAAAAGTGCTAAATGATTACATGGAAAAATATAGTTTTGAATGGGTGAAAGAAGCAATTGAGATTTCTGAACAGAATGGAATTAGAACACTGGCTTATATTAGAGGTGTTTTGAACAAGAAAAAAACTGCTGCAGATAAACCTAAAAATAGTTTTCGAAAAAAAGAGACTTATTATAGACCTGATAATCAAGCAGCAGGAAATGTTAACGCAATTGCGATGAAAAAGATGCAGCAGGAATTTGAAAGAATGAAGCAAGGGAATAAACAATAAATGGGAAGAAAAAACAAGTATAATGCGAAAAAGGCTACTGTAGACGGACATACCTTTGACAGTAAAAGAGAAGCAGAGAGATATTGTGAGTTAAAACTTTTTTTAAGAGCAAAAGAAATACAAAATCTACAATTGCAGCCTAGGTTTTTGCTGCAAGATGGATTTGTAGATAAGGAAGGGAATGAACACAAAAAAATTGAGTATGTGGCAGATTTTATGTATGTAGACAAGAGTGGAAAAACAGTTGTAGAAGATGTCAAAGGTGTATTGACAGATGTATATAAAATCAAGAAAAAGATATTTTTGAAAATATACGATGATAAGTACTATTTTAGGGAGATTAGATGAAGAAAACACAAATTGATAGATGCGCTTATTTTTGGTCTTGTAAGTTACTACCAGATCACATTGCAAAGCTAAAAGAAGAAGCTAAAAATGCAGAAGAATACGAAGCAATTTGTATTAATAACAAAATAGAAAGAGCAGCAGAAGAGTTAAAAGAAATTCAAAAGAAATATGATGAACTACGAAATAGAGGGATTAGAAAATGAGAATGGATGAATTAAATACAAAAATAGTTGAATGGGCTGTGGAACGTGAGATAGATAGAAAAGGGACTATTCAAGGACAAGCTATTAAAACAATTGAGGAAATGAGCGAACTTGTAAAGGGTATTTGTAAGAATGATATTGACTTGATTAAGGACAGTATTGGAGATGTGTATGTGACGTTAACTATCGGATGTATGTTAAACAATACTAGGGTTTGCACGAATTATATACATGATGGTGGACGATACAGGTCAAAAGAGGCTATGCTTGAAAGAATAACTAATGAAATGTTTAAATTAAGCGTTTGTGATGAGCCATACGATTATTTAAATGTTGCAAAATTGGTTAAGCTATTAGAATCAATTGCGATTGAATATAAAACAAGTTTGAGTGAGTGTGTTCAATTGGCATATGATGAAATCAGCAGCAGAAAAGGGAAGATGATTGATGGAGTATTTGTAAAAGAGGCTGATTTAAAATGAACCGTAAAGAACGCAGGAAAGCAGGAATAAAAACGAGAGTACCAACATACACTTTTAATCAAGACCAATTAAGAAAAGAAATAAGAAAGGGTGTAGAACAGTATCGCGAAGGACTTAAAGAGGAGATGGGAACACAAGCTATACGTGTTGTGATTTTTGTGTCTCTTTTAATCCTAAGGGATAAATGGGGATTTGGGAAAAAGAGATTACAGGATTTTATGTTTGAGTTTGCTGAGCAGATTGAGTGCTTAAAAAAAGGTTATGTGAGTTTGGAAGATATGATCAATGTAATTCAAGAAGAGACAGGATTGGATATTAAAGATTTTATAAAATTTTGAGTTGATGTGGATTGAACAACTATACTAGGAATAAACTCTCCAGAGAAATTAGAAAATATTATTTGACAAAAGAGGGACTACTTGCTGTTGATGAAAAGATAAGAGAGCTACAAGACAAAAAGCTCAGGGTAAAAGGAATTGATATGAGTGTTGCTCCAAATTTTGATGGCGGTAGTCGATATGAAGATTCATTATTGGATATTATTAGCGACCTGGATATGCTTGAAAAAAATAAAAAAATAATGCTGCAAAGGTGTAAAGTAGTTGAGAAATGTTTTGATGGTATGAAAGAATTCGAAAAAGAGTTGCTACTTAAGATGTATGGCGAAAGATGTAATATCGATAAGTTATGTAGGCACTTTAATTATAGTCGAGGAAATCTATACAAGATATCAACGAGAGCATTAGAAGAGTTTGGACTTCTACTATACGCAGAAGATTGATAAAAAAACAAGGGATTGCGAAAATATTGAGACAAAAACATATACTTATTATGATATTATGATATTGGAGAAAAAGCGGACAAGGACTATAACACCTCCTTCTTATAAATTATTTAACCTGGAAGTCGATACATAAAGTATCGGCTTTTTTGGTGGGATAAAAGGAATGATTTTATGAATACCCGCCCCGATAGAAAAGGCCCCCATAGGGCTAACTTTGAAAGAAATAAACAAAGAATACTGAAGACTCAGAATACATGTGGTATATGTGGTAAGCCTGTTGATAAAAGTTTAAAAGCACCTAATCCATTAGCGCCATGCATAGATCACATCATACCAGTTAGTAAAGGCGGACATCCTAGTGATATAAGCAACTTGCAACTAGCGCATTGGACTTGTAATAGGCAGAAGTCAGATAAGTTATTCAAAGAAAAAACAATTACAGAGAAACAAGTCCTTGGAAATAGGAATTTGCCTCAATCAATGGATTGGACAAAATACAAATCCAGATGATGGGGGATACCTCCCCCTCCAGGGTCTCAAGCGGACTTCATCACCGTTACTGTACATTTTTTCTCGCGGATGATTGGCGGCGAGACCAAATAAACAAAAAACGGAAAGGAGCTGATAAAATGATTGATGATATGAGAAAAAAATTGAAAGAGCATAAAAAAAGAGTGGATATAAAATATAAGCTATATGATTCAAAGTATCAAGATCAAGATATTGGGATAACTATTCCACCAAGTATAAGACAAAGATACAGATCAGTTTTAGGATGGTGTTCAAAGGCTGTAGATTCATTGGCTGATAGGTTAGTTTTTAAAGAATTTCAAAACGATAACTTTAATCTCAATGAAATCTTTAATTTGAACAATCCAGATGTGTTTTTTGATTCTGCAATATTATCTGCATTAATTGGTTCATGTTGTTTTGTTTACATCTCAAAAGAAGAGGGTAAAGCAAGATTACAAATAGTTGAGGGATCTAATGCAACTGGAGAAATAAATCCAATTACTGGACTGCTTAAAGAGGGTTACGCAGTTTTAGACAGAGACAAAAACGGTAAAGCAATCTTGGAAGCTTACTTCTTGCCAGATAGGACAATAATCTATGCAGATGACAAAGTAGTAAATGTAATTAAAAATCCTGCAAATGTCCCCGCACTTGTGCCTATCGTTCACAGGCCAGATGCGGTAAGACCTTTTGGAAGGAGTAGAATAACAAGACCTGCTATTTACTTCCAACAACACGCGAAGAGGACACTTGAGAGGGCGGATATTACTGCAGAGTTTTATTCATTCCCTCAAAAATACATTGTTGGCTTGTCTCAAGATGCTGAGCCAATGGAAAAGTGGAGGGCGACTATATCAAGCTTCTTGCAATTTACAAAAGATGCTGATGGAGATAGTCCAAAGTTGGGGCAATTCACACAACCATCAATGAGTCCATTCACGGAGCAACTAAGAACTCTTGCATCAGGCTTTGCTGGAGAAACAGGTCTTACACTTGACGACTTAGGATTTGTAACGGACAATCCATCTTCTGCTGATGCTATAAAAGCAAGTCACGAGACACTAAGAATTGCCGCTAGAAAAGCACAGAGATGTTTTGGTAGTGGATTTTTAAATGTCGGTTATGTGGCTAGATGTATGGAAGATGATTACCCATACTTAAGAAATCAATTTTATTTGACTAAGCCAAAGTGGTACCCTGTATTTGAGCCAGATGTAGCAACTTTATCAGGCATAGGAGATGCAGCAATTAAAATTAATCAAGCAATTCCAGGATTTTTTGGGAAGGACAATCTTTCTGACTTGACCGGGTTTGGCGCAAGTAAACAATCGCCAGTAATAGAGGCTGAAGATGAAGAATGATAAAATTAAAGATCTTGTTCCTGAATTATTGACAGACATTACTAAGGATTTTGATAGCAAAACTAAAGAATCTAAAATTTTAAAAGAAAAATTTCTAAAACTTAAAAATAAAAAGGCGAACCATATTGATTCGAATGAATTTGCTCAAGAAATCGGAGAAATTTTATCTAGCGCTATTAAGGAAAACATCACTAAAGAAATACTTCCTGATGGAAAAATATATTATAATATCATTGATAGAATTTTAAATCCTAATTTAAAAAACAACTATGATATTATAAATACTTATGCTAAAAGTATCCAGGATGATTTGAACAAAAAAGCAGGCATTGGATTAAAAGCTATCGATGCTGAATTTAATCAAAACAGGGTAGATGGTATTGTAGAAAGTGTTTTAAAAAAAGATGATTATTCAGTTATGATTAATGACCTATGTTCATCTGTTGAAAATTTTTCTAGAGCTATTGTAGACGATTTTATTGAAAAAAATGCAGATTTACATAGCAAGGCTGGATTAAAGCCCATCATTGAAAGAGAAATGCATGGTGGTGCCTGTTCATTCTGTAAACCTCTAGCTGGAACTTATGATTATGAAGAGGCTAAGATATTAGCGAAAACAGATCCTAAAAGAAATCCATTTGCAAGGCATAGACATTGTAGATGCACGGTAACATACAATCCAATGAATGGCAAAAAGAAAGAAATAGTTCATTCAGCTGCAAAACATAAGGCATTAGATGAAAAACGTGATAGGATAGACATAGCAAATAAGATAGTAGACAATAAATTAAGTAATATTGCTAGGTCAAAGGCTATGGAGTTAGGATACAATCCATTGCCAGATGAAAAAGTTGTTAATACACTAAGAAAAGATGCTGAGAAATGGATTCAAACTTTAAGTGATGACGAAATAAAGGCTATTAGGAAATATACCTACAATGGTAAGGATAGTGATGGGCTTAGATTATTTGAGAAAATTAATGGATATTTAGATGGTAGATATAAACCTAAAGATATGAATGAAAAGGAAATTATTCTTAGAAATGCAGTAAATATCGAAAATGGTTTATTGAAAAATAAGTTAAAACACGATATAATTGTTTATAGAAATGATAGAAAGCCAGAAGAACTTGAAGGAAGAGTTCATAAATTTTTGAGTACATCGGTAACTAAAAAGGGTGTTATAGGGGAAAAGTATAATGTATCTATAATTGTTCCTAAGGAAACAAGGGGAGCTTATATTGAGAATCTTGCAGAATACAAGTTCAAAAAGCAAAGAGAATTTTTGATAAATAAGAAAACTAAACTTAAAAAAATATACAAAGATAGTGAATCTATCATATACACTGTGGAGGAAGACAAATGAACGAGAACTTAACAGACAAAGAAGTAGCTGAAATTATTCAAGCTAGATACGATTCAGAATGTCCTAGAAAATTAACTGAAGAGGAAAGAAGACAATCTGAGATTAATTTAAAAGAACTAGAAGAATATAGAAATAAAATGAATAAAGAAAAATAAAGCACAGCTAAACTTACAGGTGTAGGATTTTAGATGTGCTTTTTTTATGGAACTAATCGGGAATTAATCGTGTAAAAATTACACGCAAATTCACACGATAAATTTTTAAAAGGAGTTTGATATTTTGAAGAAATATGGAAGTCAAACTCCCACTAAGTCGGTAATTTTAGATTATAAAAAAACTTTAGGTAATGAAGCGGTAGAGCTTTATAAAAAAACAGGAAGAAGTCCTTATCCTTGGCAAGAAAAAATGGTAAATAATTTGTTTGCTATTAATGATGAGGATCTATGGACTCATTCAAAATTTGGATACGCAGTCCCAAGAAGAAATGGTAAGACCGAAGTGGTTTACATGGCTGAACTTTGGGGGCTATTTCATGGATTAAATATTTTGCACACGGCACACAGAATTTCAACTTCACACTCTTCATTTTTGAAATTAAAAAAATATCTTGAAGATATGGGACTTGTGGATAAAGAAAATTTCTCATCAATCAAGGCAAAAGGTCAAGAGAGAATTGAGTTAACTGAAAAGGGTGGCGTTATACAATTTAGAACAAGAACATCAACTGGTGGTCTTGGAGAAGGCTTTGATATGCTAATAATTGATGAAGCTCAAGAGTACACAGATGATCAAGAATCAGCACTTAAATATACGGTTACAGATTCTGATAATCCAATGACTATAATGTGTGGGACTCCACCTACTATGGTTTCTGGAGGAACTGTATTTACAAAATATCGTGAATCAATATTATCTGGTGGTAGGAAACATAATGGTTGGGCTGAATGGTCTGTTGATGATATGAGCGATATCCATGATAAAGACTTATGGTATCTCACAAATCCATCTATGGGTCACAAGCTAACTGAAAGAGCGATTGAAGAAGAAATTGGCCCTGATGAGACAGATTTTAACATTCAAAGACTCGGTCTTTGGCTACAATACAATCAAAAATCCGCAATCTCTGAATATGAGTGGGAAGCTTTAAAGGTTAAAAAGTTACCAACTCTGAAAGGAAAAATATATGCCGGAATAAAATTTGGTAAAGATGGAACTAATGTAGCACTTTCAATTGCAGTAAAAACACTTTCTAATAGAGTCTTTGTAGAATCAATAGACTGTCAAAACATTAGAAATGGAGATTACTGGATAATTAATTTTCTGAAAAAAATTGATGTAGAAAAAGTCGTAATTGATGGTGCATCAAGGCAGGAGATTTTATCCAAAGTGCTAAAATCTGAAGGTCTCACAAATGTAATCTTACCGACTGTAAAAGAAATAATAATTGCAAATTCAATGTGGGAAGAAGCTATTTATTCAAAAACATTGTGCCACATGGATCAACCGTCACTTACTCAAGTAGTTACTAACTGTGACAAAAGACCTATAGGAACAAGCGGTGGATTTGGGTATAAAAGTCAGTTTGATGACATGGACATAGTTCTAATGGACAGTGCTATATTGGCACACTGGATTTGCAAAGAAGAGAAAATAAAAACAAAACAAAAAATAAGTTATTAAATGGTGGTGGTTTCCAAAAAGGAAATAACCACTTTTTTAATATAAAAAATTACCAGACGTGGGAAAACGGGAGGAAGACAAATGAGTGAATTTAAAGTAATAGGAACTCAAGAAGAATTAGACAAGATAATAGTTGAAAGACTAAAAAGAGAAAGAAGTAAGCTCGAAGAGGATTTTAAAGAACAATTAAAAACTTACAAAAACCAAATCGAAGAGCTTAAATCAGAAAATGAACAAGCAAAAGCAAATCTTGAAAAAGTATCCGAAAAGGATTCGGAGATTGAAAAGTTACAAGGACAAATTAAAGGGTATGAAAAATCTGAATTGCAAAGAAAAATTGCATTAGAAAACATGATTCCTTATAACTTAGCCGGCAGAATCCAAGGTGAAACAGAAGAAGAAATGTTAGAAGATGCAAAAGGTCTTTCAAAATATTTTGAGAAGAAAGAAGTTGCTCCACCTTTAAAAAATCCTGAAATAAATAGGGGACAAAGTGGAGCTTACAAAGAATTACTTCAAGGTTTAAACCTAGAAGACTAAAAAGGAGATATTAATATGGCAGATGTATTATCAAAAGCAAATTTATTTAATGAACAACTAATCAATGACCTAATTAACAAGGTCAAAGGAAAATCATCACTAGCAATTTTATCAGGACAAGAAGCAATCCCATTTAATGGTACAGAGCAATTTGTTTTCTCAATGGATTCAGAAATTGACATTGTAGCTGAAAATGGGAAGAAATCTCATGGTGGAATTACACTTGAACCAGTAACAATCGTGCCTTTAAAAGTTGAATATGGTGCAAGAGTTTCTGATGAGTTTATGTTTGCATCTGAAGAAGTAAAAATTGACATGCTAAAAGCATTTAACGAAGGTTTTGCAAGAAAGCTTGCTAAAGGTCTTGACCTTATGGCAATTCACGGAATCAATCCTCGTTCAAAAGCTGCATCAGACATTATTGGTAACAACTGTTTTGAAAAGAGAGTTACTCAATCTGTTACTTATACTGAAGCTGATCCAGACACAAATGTAGAAGCAGCAGTAGGCATGGTACAAGGCTCAGATGGTGAAGTTAGTGGTATTGCTATGGCTCCAAGTTTTGCAACAGCACTTGCTAAACTTAAAGTTAATGGCGTTAAGCAATTCCCAGAACTTGCTTGGGGATCAAGTCCAGAATCAATAAACGGATTAAGATGTGATGTTAATTCTACTATTGCAAATGGTGGAAAAAACAGAGCTATTGTTGGTGACTTTGCCAATGCTTTCAAGTGGGGTTATGCAAAACAAATTCCATTAGAAATTATTCAATACGGGGATCCAGATGGAAGTGGTAAAGACCTTAAGAATTACAACCAAATCTATATTAGATGTGAAGCTTATCTTGGATGGGGAATTCTTATGCCAGAATCATTTGCGGTAGTTAAGGAAGCGTAAGATGAAGTATATTAACAAAAGAACGGGGGCTATATTAGATAGTCCCTCTAAAATTTATGGCGGTCAATGGATTGAGTATGACAAAATAGAAGATGTTCAACAAGCACCTAAAGAAAAAATAGAAGGCAATGAAGAGACAAAAGAAGAGGTTGATAAAGAATCTACAGACCTAACAAAAGAAGAAATCATGAATGAGCTTGATGCGCTTGGAATTGAATACGACAAGAAATCAAAGAAAGAAGATTTAATTAAATTAATGATGGGTGAGTAATATGGTTTTTACTACAGTTGAAGATGTAACAAAGCTTTTTAGACCTCTATCAATGGAAGAATCTGATAGAGCAGATGAACTTATCCCAGTTATCGAATCATCTATAAAACTTGAAGCCGAAAATAGTGGAAAGGATTTGGATGAGCTTTTAAAAGATGAAAACTACAAAAACGTATTTAAATCTGTAGTTGTTGATGTTGTAGGAAGAACTCTTATGACATCAACGGATCAAGAACCTATGGTTCAGTCTTCTGAGTCTGCTTTGGGCTATTCTTGGTCTGGAACATTTCTTGTACCAGGTGGAGGGCTTTTTATTAAAAGGACTGAGCTTCAAAGGTTAGGTTTGAAACGTCAGAGATATGGGGTGATTGATTTTTATGAAGCTGAAAGGAATACCGGTTACTTTGGTGAATCTGGTGAAGACTGGGACTGATCCTTTTGGAGCAGATGTTGTAACTGAGGTGACAACTGTTGTTGATAATGTTCTTGTGGCTCCATTAAATAGTGATGAGTTAGTAAATGAATTGAATTTAACTGGTAGACGAATTTCATATATTCTTGGTATTCCAAAAGGGGATTCTCACAATTGGGAGAATGCTATTGTTGAGTTTTTCGATGATAGATTCAAGACTGTTGGAAGTCCTACTCAGGGAATTGAGGATATGATTCCACTTCAATGGAATAAAAAGGTTAAGGTGGAGCGAATTGAATAAGTTTCGTTTTAGATTAAATAAAAAAGGAGTATCTCAATTACTTCATTCTGATGAGATTAAAAATATTCTTGAAGAAAGGGCAGCGGTTGTCAAAAACCGTTGCGGTGATGGATATGCATCCGATGTTGTAGATGAGAAAACAAGAGCATTTGTAAGTGTATATGCTAGTAGTTCTAAAGCAAGGCAAGAGAATATCAAGAATAATACTTTGTTAAAGGCTTTAAAATGATTGAAATAACGATAAAGAAATATTTAGAAGACAAAATGAAGAAAACTGTGTTATTGGAGCATAAAGAAAATGAACCGGCACAGTTTTTTTTAATTCAAAAACTTGGCGGAGGTTTTCGTGATGGAATAAGCAATGCAAGCTTTGCTATTCAAAGTTATGCTAACAGCAAATATGAGTGCGCTGTTATGAATGATGATTTGAAAAAGGCGATGTTATCTGCAATTGAGCTTAAAGATGTATCAAGTGTAAGGCTTGATAGTGATTACGATTATACTGACGTACAAGAGAAAAAACACAGATATCAAGCTGTGTATGATATCTATTATAAAGATTAAAGGAGGATTGTATGGCTAATTCTAGTAATGTTTCTGCTGCAAAACCAAGAGTTGAGGGAGCTATTTGGGTGGCACCGATTGGAACTGAGCTTCCAAAAGACGCTAATACTAAATTAAATGTTGCTTTTAAGGAACTTGGATTTGTATCAGAAGATGGAATGACTAATGCTGACAACTTAGATAGTGAAGATATTAAAGAATGGGGCGGTCAAACTGTATTAAAGATTTCTACAGAAAAGACAGATGATTTTACATTTAAACTACTTGAAACTTTAAATGTAGAGGTGTTGAAGTTTGTCTATGGTGATAAGAATGTTACAGGTACTGTCGAAACTGGAATCAAAGTGAAATCAACTGCAGATTTTAGGGAACCTAGAGCTGTTGTGGTGGATATGATTATGAATGGTGGATATTTGAAAAGAATTGTAATTCCTAAAGGACAATTATCAAATTTATCAGATATTGAATATGTAAATAACGATGCTATAGGTTACGAAGTTACGGTGTCTGCTTTATCTTACACAGAGGGCAAGGAACAATATAACCACATTGAATATATTTCTAAGCCATCAGAAGTGTAGGAGGCATAAATGACTAACAAAAATAATTATATTAAAGGGATCACTAAAAGTGGTTTCAGATTTGCGATTGATAAGGATAGATTAGAAAACTATGAGTTATTTGAACTTATAGCAGAAAATGAATCTAATCCAATGGTTATGCCAAAGATTTTGGTGTTGCTTTTAGGAGAAAAACAAAAAAATAATTTGCTTGATTTTCTTCGTGATAAAAAAGGACTAGTCAATGTTAAAAGAGTAGAGGAAGAATTGACTTCTATTTTTGAACAAGTAAAACCTATAAAAAACTAATATTCCTCGCTAGTGTGGTAAATAAATGTGAAGATGAATTGATTTGTGATTTGGCTGAATATTATCACATTTACAATTACAAGAAAATTCCTTTATCAACTGTTGCGGTACTAACAAGAGGACTTAGAGAGGATAGCCGAGTAATGATGTGTATGGGTGGTGAAAAGGGAGATTTCAAAACAAAACTTTTTGCTCTTATGACTGATTACTTGGCTTTTATTACTTGGTCTAAGACTAAAGATGCGCAAAAAGGAATTAATGCTCCAAAATCGATATTTGATTCTGTTTTTGCTAAGAAAATGGATGACGATGTTAAAGCGTACTACACTGGTGAGGAGTTTTTAAAAGCGAGAGAAAAGATATTAAAGGCAGGTGAGACAAATGGCAACTGATTTAGGAAAGGCTTATGTTCAAATAATTCCTTCTGCTAGGGGTATATCAGGAATGATATCTAATGAACTTGGCGGTGAAGCCATGAGTGCAGGTACTCAAAGTGGATCTAAGCTTGGTGGAGCATTAGTCGGCATGGCTAAAAGAGTAATTGGGGCAGCCGCTATTGGAAAGTTTATCAAAGACAGTATATTTCAAGGTGGCCAGCTTGAACAATCTCTTGGTGGTGTGGAAACACTGTTTAAGGATAGTTCCGATAAGGTAAAACAGTATGCTGCAAAAGCTTTTGAAACGTCTGGTATATCTGCTAATGAATACATGCAAAATGTAACTAGTTTTAGTGCTAGCTTGCTTCAATCTTTGGGTGGTAATACTTCGAAAGCAGCAGATGTAGCCGACATGGCTATGCGAGATATGAGCGATAATGCAAATAAGTTCGGTTCAGATATGGAAAGCATTCAGAATGCATATCAGGGCTTTGCCAAGGATAATTACACAATGTTAGATAACCTCCGCTTAGGTTACGGTAAACAATATTGCCGTGTTTAAAGTAGGTTAACTGTTTTATTAACAGGTGTAAATATATTTTTTGTATTTGCTAACGGGGAAACTCTAAGGAGAAATCTATGACAATCCCGTGCCAAGCCTAGAAATAGGAAGGTGTAACGACTAGAGCAACGCTCGTAGAATGTCTATTAATACGACATTCGAAATGCCTACTATCAAAATCAAAAATTGCAAACCACCATACATTTTGATAAAATATAAGTATCAAAAAGGAAGTGGTAAATATGGAAATTTGGAAAGATATTAAAGGATTTGAGGGGTATTATCAAATATCTAACCTTGGAAATGTTAAAAGCTTAGATAGATTTGATGGTGTTAATTATAGAAAAGGGCAGATGATTAAACCAATATTAAAACATAATGGATATTTACAAGTAGGCTTAAGAAAACACAGCAAAAGAAAGTATATCTCTGTACACAGACTTGTAGCTATACATTTTATAGAAAACCCGAAAAATAAAAAACAAGTTAATCATATAGATTGCAATAAACAAAATAATAATGTCAATAACTTAGAGTGGGTGACATCAAAAGAAAATCAAGCTCACGCAAAAATGAATGGATTAAGAGATAATATTCCTAAAGGTAAAAATCATTCAAATTATGGTAAGTTTGGAGAAAACAGTCGCTCAGCTAAACCAGTTGTAAGATATGACAGAAAAACTGGAGAAACTAAGTTATATAAAGCAAAAATACTAGCTTCAAAAGATGGATTTGATCCAACTGGAATATCTAAGTGTTGCCATAAAAAATTGAAGACACACGGAGGATATGAGTGGTATTTTGTTGAAGATTTTGATAAAGATATAGTCTAAGCCCTAAAGGATTTACAGAGATGTAAGTCCTTTTTAAATACTTGGAAACAAGGGGTATAACTGGGAACGAAGTCGGAGATGCAACGTCTACTTGCCGATGCAACTAAGCTTACTGGAGTGAAGTATGACATAAACAACTTGCCTGATGTATACAATGCAATTCACGCTATACAAAGCAAACTAGATATTACTGGAACTACTGCAAAGGAAGCGAGTGAAACTTTAGAAGGCTCTTTTAATTCTATGAAAGCTGCTTTTAAGGACTTTCAAGGAGCGTTGACTACAGGAGGAGATATCAACGCTACATTAAGTAACTTGGTGCAAACAACAGGTACTTTCTTATTTAAAAACTTGGTTCCAATGGTAGGGAGACTTGTGGGAAATCTTGGGTTGGTAATTCTTCAAGGAATACCTAAACTGATTAATGCTCTTAATCCTGCTATTGACCAAATATTTACTTGGTTGAAATCGAATTTCCCAAGAATTCTACAACAGGGCAGTGAACTTGTAGGTAATCTGATACTTGGCATAATTAATGCTTTGCCAGAACTTTTAAGTGCAGCAGGTAATTTGGTGAACTCATTTGTTCAGTTTGTATTGAGTAATCTTCCTGCCATTTGGGAAACTGGAAAGAATTTGTTTTTTAAATTAGTTGATGGAATTATCAATGTGCTTCCTCAAATTGGAGAAACTGCATTGAAGATTATTACTGAATTTATTAATTACGTAACTAATAATCTGCCACAAATTCTACAATCAGGTATTAGAATTCTAACGGAATTAGTTAATGGGATTATACAGAGACTACCTATGATTGGTGCTACGGTGTTAAAGATTGCAGCGTTGTTTTTGGCTACTTTGTTGGAGAAATTACCAGATATATTGGCAATGGGTGTTAAACTCATTGTATTTTTGGTTAAGGGTATAATTTCTATGTTTTCAAATGTTCAAAATGCTATGAATAATTTGGGAAGTAGCATTATACAAGCAGTAAAAAAAGTAGATTTGTTTAGCGCTGGTAAAGCTATTATTGATGGATTCTTGCGAGGATTGAAGTCTGCATTTGAGCATGTAAAATCATTTGTTGGTGGCATTGGTACTTGGATTCAAAATCATAAAGGGCCATTGTCTTATGATAAAAAACTTTTAATTCCTGCAGGTAATGCAATAATGGGTGGTTTGTATGAAGGATTAGATGATGGTTTTTCTAGTGTTCAATCATTGGTTAATTCAATGGCGCCACAAATCCAATCAGGATTTAATCTAGATGATTATAGGGTTAATTCTACTGGATCTAATTACAATGATTTAACGGGATTAACAACTAATGATAACAACCAAAAACCTATAGAAATTACAGTTGTAAGTGAATTAGATGGCAGAGAAATCTCGAGAGGAACTTATCGCTATGATAGAGAGTTCATGGAAAGAGAAACTAAGATTAATAATAGAAGAAGAGGGGTGTATTAATGTTTTTTTATAATGGTACTGATTTTAGGGATTTGATTATTGTAGAAAATATAGAACGCCCCGTTCTATCTTCTACTGAGAACAAATTGAATCCATATATTGTGTTTAATGGATCAGATTTTATTAGCAGCAGAAGACAAGAAGCGAAATTCAAGATTACTTTTAGTTATGTTCAAGAAAACTTGAATACAATTAGAAGAGTGCTTGCTCAATTTTTGGGAACTGAAGAATTATCGGAATTATACTTTTATGATGATCCAGAGATTATTTACTACGCAAAGGTTGATGGAGAAATAAAATCTTCTGAATACAAGGCTAATAATTACACTAAAGGATATGGAAAAGGCGAGTTAACTTTTATCATTCCATCTGCTTGTGGATATAAGAGAGAGCCTGTTGAACTGTCACAAGCTAATGCTAAAAGTATTATGTGTGAAAATAAGGGTACGGATAAGACGTATCCTATTTTTGATTTTACTTGTCATGGCAAGGTTACAATGATTGGTGTGACTAGTAAGCACGGCAGTTTTCAATTTGGAGATAGCAAGGAGTTTGCACCGATTAAACAGATGAAGATACACAAGGAACAAGCTAGTAGCTTATTCAAGAGTGGTAAGGGAACTTTAACTATTCTTGATAGAGTTATGAAAACTAGTGATGGCTGGGACATTGTGGATGCATCTAAGCTTGTAGCAGATAGTGATTTTGATGGTAAGGTATCTAATACGACTACATCTAGCCCAAAGACTCCTAATGGGACTGTTACTGTGTCAAAGAACGCAAGGTATTGGGATAATGGTGTAAGGATTGCTAATTGGGTAAAGGGTAAGTCTTTTAAATTCGATAAGACAAAGGCTGTGAATAAGTCAAAATCAAAGAAGGCATACAGACTTATAGACAAAGAGGGTTATCTTGGTTGGTTACTTGAAGAGGACATTCAAGGTCAAAGCCAAAGTACTGTAACTGGCGTGTATCCTTTTTGGAATAGCTCAAGTTTAAAGACGTTCTCAACATTACCTTTGCATCGCAAGGTTACTAACAATGCAACTGATTGGGAGATGACTTTTAAATTCAATTACAAGGCAAATCCTGGACAATTTGGATTTATGACATTTGGTATCACTGATAAGGATCAAAACATGATTGGTGGTATGAGAATAGAAACCATAAATGGTGATGGAAGAATGGCAATGGTGTGCTTGTGTGGAGATGATGGACAACTTCACACAGGATACAACAAAGCTGACTGGACAGGTGCTGTGACTATTACTAAAAAAGGCGCTATGGTTACTTATTATATGTATAATCAGTTAAATGGTAAAAGTTACACTTACAGGCTAATGGATGCAAGTATCGATGATGTGGTTGCTAGTGATGTGTATGTGTTATGCACTAGGAAGAACAACTACGACTTTATCCAAGCATGTAATCCAATGCACATGACAATCACGGGATATGATGCAGACATTTACGTTGAAAGCAAAGACAAGGAAGAGTTTTCTATGATTAATGTGGCTATTCCTAGGTTTAACTTCAATGACGGAGACACTGTGAGAATTGACATGAACACTGGATTTTGTTATCACAATGGACACAGGTGTTTGATGCCAATTGCATTTGGTTCGAAACCTACTCCAATTTATCCAGGAGTTGAAGAAATAGCGATAACTACTGAGGGAGAATTCGGTTCTTTCGTTGATTGTGATGTGAGTTACAGAGAGGTATTCAAATGTTAATAGTAACAGATAGAAATCTACAAACACTTACAATAGTTAGTAATGACTATCCAGATGGTGTGCATTTTCAAGATGATAAGTTTAACGAAAACTTGGAAACTGGAACTTGTATGTTAACTTGCAGTATAGATAAGGTCGTTGAAAAAGATGTTGAATTAATCGAAGCAGGATGTTTAATTGTCGCTACAGGATACAAGAAAAAACCAGTACTTTTAGAGATTACTGAGGTTGTTGAAACAAGATATTCAAAGGAGATAGTCGCAGAAGATTGCGGTCTTGATTTGCTTAATGAAGATATCGCGGAGCAAGATTTCAAAGGAACACTTGCAGAATGGGTCAACAATACTCTTGGTGAAAAATCAGACTGGGTTGTTGGAATTAACGAAGCTAAGGATAAAAACTTGGCTTTTAAATTCGAGGGAACAACTACTAAGACTAAGAGACTTGCTATGATTGCTGGTCGTTTCGGTTGTGAGATTAGCTATGATGTTAAATTAAATGGTAACGCAATAGATAAAAAGGTCATTAACTTTTACAAGAAACGCGGTAAAGAGACTGGGTATAGGCTTGAGTTCGGACATGATCTCAGTGATGTTAAGCGTACTGTGTCAATTGCTGATTTGTGTACTGCTGTAAGAGCTGTAGGTAAACCACACAAGGAGAAAATCAGAGAAGTAAAGCAAGTTGAAATCGAAGAAGATAAAAAGAAACCTGCACCAAATAGCAAGATTGAGTTATTCGTAAAATGGATGAAATCACGTGAAGGAAAGGTCAGATATTCACAAGCTAGACGTGAAGGCCCTAACTATTACGATTGTTCAAGTTCTGTAAGTAGCGCTGCAAAATTTGCAGGACTTTTTCCAAAGTCTGTGGGACTTCCAACTACGGGGACATTATGGGCTTGGGGAAATGCTGGAACGTACTTTCATCAAATCAATCAATCAGAAATTCAGTACGGAGATATATTCGTATCAAGACACAATAACAAGGGTCACACAGGAGTGATCTTAGATAAAAATACAATCATACATTGTACTTTATACGGTTCAATCAATGGAATTGTAACGACTAAGCTTAATGGATGGACTGGTCCAAATGTTAGGTTCTATCGTTGGAATGAGAACAAAGGTGGAACTATAGTTGATGCAACTAAGAAGACTTACTGGACTAATTCTGATGTTACAAAACACGATTTGGGCAAGAGGTTGCAAGGAATAAACGCAAATCAAATCAACAACTGGATAAGAGCAAAAGCTCCAAATAGTCCTTTTAATGGACAGGGTCAAGTGTTTATTGAAGCGCAAAAACAGTCCGGATTAGATGCAAGATATATATTAGCTCATGCAGCACTAGAAAGTGCGTGGGGCAACAGTAGGATTGCAAGAACATATCATAACTACTTCGGTATTAATGCCTACGATAGCAATCCTGATAACGCTAAAAAAAGCAGTAACAGGAGTTTACAAGCAGGCATCATCAATGGTGCTGTGTGGATAAAAGAGCACTATTATAATCGTGGGCAAAAGACGTTGTATGCTATGAATCATGATAAAAATGGTCACAACTACGCTAGTGACAAAGCGTGGGGAGATAAGATTGCAAATATTATGAAAGGGTCCGAACGATTCACAAATCCTGGTGCAACTGCTTCAAGTACTGAACAAGTATCGTACAAAGAACATGAGGTGAATACTGATTTGGTTGGATACAAGTATGATGACGGAAGATTCTATGTTACTGATGATGGTCTTATTTGCGATAGAGAAGCAGCCAAGAAGTGGACTAGATTTAATAAAACGGGTCAAAAATATTTCATAAGAATGTACGACAGCGAGGCTACTAGTCAAAAGACGTTGTTTGATGAGGGATTGAGGTTCTTAAAAAACAACAATGAGGCTAAGATTAGCTATGAGGTATCACTGAGACAACTTCCAAGTGAGCTAGAAATCGGAGACTATATTAGAATTATTGACCATGGATTTAAACCAGCGTTGTATTTATCTGCTAGACTTGTGGATATTACAAGGAGCTTGTGTGATGAGCTTAGCAACTCTGCTATATTTGCAAACTTTGAAGAAGAAAAAGCGGGTATTTCTGAAAGGCTTTTGAGTCTTGAAAAATCTGTGTATAGTAGTAGGTTTAATTGGCAAAATGTACCATATGAAATGCAGCTGTCATCAAGTCAAGGTAATGTGTTCAAAGATGGTGTGTTGTCAACAGAAATTACCGCTATTGTTACAAAAGCAGGTGTGGATCAAACAGCAACAATTGATAAGTTTGTTTGGGAAAGAGTGTCAGAATACCAAGACAAGATTACTACAAGAGATGAGGATTGGAATAAATCTAAAGAAGGCTCAGTTGGTAATATACTCGGGATAAATAACACTGACGTTGATTTACAAGCGACTTTTACATGTTCTGCAATGCTTAACGATATTGCTGTAGCTACAAGTTTTATAACCATAAAGGACTTGACGATTGGAATATACAAGCAAGAACAAGAACCTAACCACAACGTATTACAGTGGGGAGATGTGTGGCAGTGGGACGATGGTAAAGGTAATCACTTCAAGAGACTGTGGAAGGGTGATAGGTGGGAAGATACTATCACAAAAAGAGACTTGGAGATATTGGAACTAACTCCTGGCCCTCCTGGTGCAGATGGTGAAAATGGTATGCCAGGGAAAGATGGCAAGGACGGAAGAACTTCGTATATGCACTTTGCTTATGCTGATAGTGAGGACGGAACTGTTGGATTCACAAGAACTGCTACAACTGGTAAAAAGTACATCGGATTCTACACGGATTTTGAAAAAGCTGACTCAACAGATCCCAAGAAATATGAATGGTCATTATTCAAAGGTGACGATGGTAAAGATGGACCACAAGGCATTCCTGGAAAGGCAGGAGTTGATGGAAAAACACCATATTTCCACACAGCTTGGAGTAATAGCGCTGATGGTAGTAAGGATTTTAGTATAAGTCAAGCCGGTGAAAAGGCTTATATTGGAACTTACACAGACTATGTTAAGGCAGACTCAACAGATCCTAAAAAGTATACGTGGTTGCTTGTAAAAGGCGAAAAAGGAGAAGCAGCAGACACAACAGAGATTTGGAAAGAGATTGATGGTGTTAAGTCGGATTTAGGAGAAAAAGCCGATTCACAAACTGTAACAGATATTGAGTCAAGGCAACAGGCGGTTGAGGTTCTTATAAAGCAAATGCCTAACAAGAATGATGTTCAAAAATCATTTGTAGAAGTCGAAAAGGCAAAGGCATACGCAGATACTGTGAAAAAAGCGTTGGAAAATGAGAGTTTATCACTTCAAAACAGAATCAAGGTAATCGAAGAAAATGTTGGAGCAGGTAAGCTCACAATAGAAGCAATAACAACTTTTTTTGACTTCGGTGAGGAAGGTATTCTCATTGGTAAAAAAGACGAAGCGGTTAAGATGATTCTTAAAAACAATGCACTAGAAATCGTAGACGGGACTAAGACGGTGGCAAGATTTGCAAATTCACAAGTACAAGTACCGAACTTAAAGGTTGACGGGGTATTAGAGTTTGGATATCACATGGTAACAAAGCACGATAATGGTGTAAATAAATACACGATTATTAAACCGATTTAGGAGGAATAAATGGCAACATATACTGGTACAGCGCCTTCAAGCTTGTATGCGTATTTTAAATTAGATATGTCAGTTATCAGTCAATCAGAGGCTGATAACACATCAAGAATTAGATACAGATTATATCTTGAAAGTAGGGGCGGAGGAAGTGGGTATTCTCAAACAAAGAGGCCCACTTCTTTAATTTGTAATAATCAGACGATAGAAAATATTACAACAACTTATAGCTTTGACAAAGGAGGAAGTTCCACTCTTTGTAGTGGGACTTTTACAATAACTCATAATTCAGATGGGACGATGTCATTTCCAATTCAAGCAAGTGCAGGAACTCACAGAGGTACTTGTTCTTTAAGTGCTACTATGACGCTTCCTACTATCGCAAGAGCAAAGCCTATGACTATGAGTATCGTAGATTCTGTAGGTGATACGGTGTATTCTGCAAACATTGGAGATTCTGTGACTATTAATGTTACAAATACTTCTGGAAGGTCTGTAAGTCTTGAATGGGAAGCGGACAACTATTCAGGATATGTCGGTAGCATTACAGGTAGTAAAAATTTCACTTTCGATGCAAGGACATTCTCTGATGTATTCGGTAATGAGTCTAGTGGATATGTGACTTTTACTGCTAGTGCTGACGATGGGACGACTGCTTCAAGAACAATTACTCTTCGTGTTTATGAAATAAAAAAGCCCAACATAAGCTATGTTTCAGTTCGTGAAGGTAACTCACAAGTTAAGAGTGTGTTCGGAAGTGACTACTTCTATACAAATATAAGTGATGTTAGTGCTTATGTTTCTGCTGAAGCGTATAATGGTGCAAGTATTGAAAAGTACCTGGCGACATTAGATGGATATACAACATACTCTAATAGCTCAACTATAGATATTGGTAGTGTAACAAGAGCTGGAGAAAGAAACATCACTTTTGAAGTTGTGGATAGTAGAAATCAAAGAAAATCTTATGGCCAGAATATAAGAGTTAAAGAGTACAATCCACCAACGGCTGAATGCAGTGTTACAAGACAAGGAGAAGGGTTGAATGCTTCTGTTAAGGTACAACACACTGTGTCTGGTAGTACTGATAAAAACACTTGTAACGTAACTGTTGATGTGAGGGAATTGCCGTACGGAAGTTTCTCAACGAAATACAGTGCAAATATTAATATTGCATCTACTACTCAATCTGTGAGTTTGGGAACTGGATACAAGGAGTTTGCATCGTATGAGGTTAGAGTAACTGCGACGGATAAGTTCAGAAGTTATACTGCTTTAGTTACGGTGCCAACACAATCTATAGGAATTGCCATAAATCCAAAGAATAACAGTGTTGGGATTGGAAAGTTTCCTGATGATAAACTTGTAGGAAATGATAATCTAGAAGTAAAGGGAGATATTTTCGCACAAGGTATTGAAGCCGATTTGACTTTAAAAGCATGGGAAGCTGAGTTTACACGTCTTAATATTGAAGATGAGTTAAAGATAAAAGATAAAGTCGTAAACTTAGAGCCTTTTGCATCGTACAATACCTCTGAAAGACTTGATACAAATAGTACTAGGGATTTATTCGGAATTGCTGATATAGGAATCGTGTCTTATTCTGGAACAATCGGGAGATACTACTATAGTGATGTAATTACAGTTAAGTTTCCATATTACGTATCGTCTATAAGTTATTTAGGGATATGTACAGTAGAGTGCAGTGATATGGGAATATTTCCTATCATAATAGGATATGACGGTTCGGGATTTAGGATTAGGGTTTTAAATATAGTGAATAATAATAGCACTGCTAGGTTAAAAGTATCGTTTCATGTGAGAGGAGAAAATTAATGGCAAGTAAAGGAGATAAACTACATGGGTAAATCTATTGAAACAATTGGTTTAAAAAATATTAGTATTGATTTTTTAAATAATGAAATACAGCATCTTTTTGTGGTTCAAGGAGACACTAAAACAAGAGGGTTGCTTGTAAGAATAAAGGATAATAACGGCAATACAATACCTGCATCTACGGAGTATGAGCTTAGGCTATATGCGAAGTATGCAGACGAAGCTAAGCTTTTATATAGTGTTGCAGATATTGTAGATGAGCAGTATAGAGTATATCTGACTACTGATATGCTTAGAAAGGTTGGAACGTTGATAATTCAACTTGCATTGTACAAGGACAATGTTGAGCTAATTCAATCAAAGCAAAGTAGCCTTCAAGTCCATCCATCTATGACATGTCAAATTGACTTGGGTGAAGACAAGGTAATAGACATTATTAAAATGCAAGAAAGCTTAGACGGATTTGAAGAAAAACTAGATAAATTGAAAAATTTTGATGGATTTGATGGCTTAGCTGACTTGAAAAAAGGTGAAGAAGAAAGAAAACAAGCTGAAAGATTAAGAGCTCAAGAAGAATCAAAAAGAAGTGAAAATGAGTCTGCTAGAAAAGCTAATGAAGATATACGAATTGATTCAGAAAATCAAAGAAATGTTTCCGAGTCAACTAGGGTAGATAACGAAAAACAACGCGTGTCTAACGAAGAAATAAGGCAAGCAAACGAAGAAAAAAGAATTGCTTCTGATGATGAAAGAAAACAAAAATATGACTTGTATCAAAATAACGAAGAAAAAAGAATTGAACAAGAAAACGCTAGAGTAAGTAAAGAGGAATTAAGAATTTCAGAAGAACAAAAAAGATCTGAACAAGAATCGTCTAGAATTAAAGCAGATCAGGAAAGAAACTCTAAGGAAGTTGATAGAAATTCTAATGAAGAAAAGAGATCACAACAAGAGTTAGAGCGTGTTCAAGGAGAACAAACAAGGATATCTAATGAGCAAAATAGAAGTGAAGCTGAACAAGTAAGAATCAACAACGAAGAAGAGAGAAAAACTAATGAGTTGAATCGTATCGAAGCAGAAAAACAAAGACAAACAAAAGATTCTGAGAGAGATATCAAGTTCAGTGAATGGAATAAAAAGATTGAATCACTGGGGAATACTCCAGGGGAGTTACCAGAGATACCTAAAATTGAGAGAGCAACGGAGACAACAGCTGGTGTTGTCAAGCTAAAAGGCTTGTCAGAAGAAGACGATACAGCAGTATCATATAACTTATACAACAAGGCTATTACTGAAAAAGAACAAGCTATTAATGCAAAAATAGAAAAACAAGATATTAAATTATCGGCATATGATGAAAGCATAAAGTCATTAGGAACTAAAACTGATGAATTAACTAACAAATTAGATACTAAAGCAACAAAAGAAGATATTAATACATTAACTACTGATTTATCCTCAAAAGCTAATAAGTCACACACTCATGCAATAACTGATGTCACTAATCTTGAAACCAAACTTGCTGAGAAAGCTAGTAACAATGATTTAGCAGATGTACAAGCTAATGTTGACAAAAAGGCTGAAAAAGAGCATACACACACAACAGCTGATGTTACCGATTTAGAAACGGTATTAAGTTCAAAAGCGAGTCAAGATGATATTAAAAATCTAACAACTCAAATATCTTCAAAAGCTAGTAAAGAAGAAGTTGAACAAATCAATACAAGTATTGAAACAAAAGCTAGTCAAAAAGATTTGGAAGCTTTATCAAGTAAATTAACGGAATTGCCATCACAAGAGGCAATCGATAAATTAACTACTGATTTAGGGTTGAAAGCTAATCAAAGTGAAGTGGTTAAGTTAAAAACCTTGATTGATAGCAAATCAGAAAAGGCACATATTCACTCAATAACAGACATAACTGATTTACAAACAGCACTTGACAATAAGGCAGACAAAACCGATGTAGCACCAAAAACAGACCTTAATTTGAAAGCAGATGTAGGACACAAACACGCTATCAGTGACGTATCAAATTTACAAACTGCACTGAACTCAAAAGCAAGCACAAGTCACAAACACGATATAAGTGATGTTAACAATCTACAAACGACATTGAACGGTAAGGCTAGTACAACTCATATTCACCCTATATCCAGCATAACAAATCTTCAAACAACATTAGATAATAAAGTAAGTAAAACTGATATATCAACGTTGCAAAGTAGTATTGATGACAAAGCAAGTAAAAGTCATACACATACAATTGGAGATGTGAACAACCTACAAACAACATTAGACGCAAAAGCTAGTAAAGAGGACTTAACGGTTTTGGATAATAAAGTAAGTAACTTGTCAAATGATAGCGTTAAGAATAAGAATGGTTCTGGAAAATTAAGTTTTTGGACTGGTACAGAAAGTGAATATAATTCTATTTATAGCAAAGACAGTAACACGATTTATTTCATTACGGAGTAGTAGGAAGATGATTAAATTAGGAAATAACGGGATAGTACCAAAAGGATATTCTAAGATTATGAGAGGTAGTTCTTTGGTGTGGAAGAATTCAACAGAACCTACTTTTAAAAGAAGTATTGATGGAAGTAAGCAAGGTACAGTTTGGAATTTAAATTCAGAATTAAGAGTTGGGTGTACTTATGTGTTCAAAATCAATGGTATTTTAGAAAACGGAGTTTTTGTTAAAGCGAGTATAATACTACAAAACGGTACAAAAAGAGTTACAACTCTTAATTTTGACAAATATTCAGAAGCAAGATGGGAATGCACAGAAGTTGTTACAAATATAATTGTGCAACAAGTTAGAGGTTGGACCGTAATTCAGACGGAAGAATACAAGTAAAGGAGCGTAAAACGTTGGAAAATAGACATTTACACGGGGGGGGTAGTACAAAATATGTAGTACCCGATGATTGCTTATGATTAAGTTTGTAAGCAAGGATTTTAAGAATATCAAGATAGGTAGTAAACAAGTAGTAAAGGTCATGCAAGGAATCGAAGTTGTTTGGGAAAAAAATGTTGATTCTATTATGCAAATTACGTTTGAATCTATTTCCGATATGTCACCATACTCAAGGCAAATTCCTTTAACCAAAGTTTTATCAGATGAACTTGTTGGAAAAGAAATCGTTGGCGTATATATAGACGGGTTTAAAGAAATCACAGGTGAAAAAGCAAAAATAGGAAATTATGATTCAATTTGGTTAACAAACTCGTTAGATGAATTAATTGGAGCAACAGATTTCATAAAAAAAGGAACAAAAATAATAATAAAATATAAATAAAGGAGGACAGATGGAGCAATTTCTAAAATTACTAGACACTGGATTTACCCTTGCTTTTGCAGTAGGAGTGTGTGTATTTGTTTTTAAATACTCACCTCTTTTTTTAAAGGCTTGGGTAAATTTCAACAAATCAATAGATAAAAACACAGAAATAACAAATCGACATTATGATGAAACTGTGGATCTTAAACGACAATTACTAGACTTAAAAGAAAAACTAGAACAACATAATACAAACGCCATGGATTTACAAAGAGACCATGACGAATTATTAAAAAATCAAGAAGAAATGTTGAAAATATTAGGCGAAATGAAGCAAATAATATTAGGAGGTGGAACAAGATATGACGACTAGAAAATTCGGAGTTGATATTTCGAAGTATAACGGAAATGTCAATATGAGAGTAGCCAAGCAAAACGGAGTTGAGTTCGTAATACTGAAAGCAGGATCTGGAGCGAGAGGCGAGGATCCTTATTTTCAAACTAATTACAGAAATGCCAAGGAAGCAGGAATGCCTGTTGGGTCATATTGGTATAGCTATGCTATGAATGTCAATGAGGCGAAGGGCGAAGCTATTAGATTTATGAAATTACTAGCTGGTAAACAGTTTGAGTATCCTGTGTATTTGGATTTCGAAGATCCATCTCAAAGAAATATAAGCAGGTCAACAAAAACCGATATGGCGATTGCTTTTATGGATATTCTAGAAAAGAATGGATACTACACTGGTTTGTACAGTTCGGGAGATTGGATTAATAACAAATTCGATAGAGCAAGAATGAAGAATTACGATGTGTGGATTGCACACTGGTATGTGAATACTCCAAGATGCTATAGAAGTTATGGTATGTGGCAATATACTAATAAAAAGCAAGTACCAGGAGTGCCAAGCACTAGTGAAGGTGGAGTAGATGCAAACTACGCTTTTATCGATTATCCAGACATCATTAAAAATGCTGGTCTTAATGGATACACTAAACTAAAATCTAAATCTGGAGGAGATAATATGAAAAACAAAAATATAATAATTGCTTATTGGAATGATGGAGACCTAGCAAACGCACAGGTGCTTTTAAATTCTTTAACTGGTGCAGCACTTGTAAGAACAAAAGATGCATCTATATATAAGGAAGATTATGTTATACAAGTCGGAGGATTTGATATTAAAGGATCCAATAGAAAAGTGTTTGGGAGAAATAGAGTGGCAACTTTAGAAGAAGTTACTAAAGTAGCAAAGGAGTTGAAGAAGTAATGATGGAACAAGGAATGATTTTAGCAGGTATAATGGTGTTAGTTGAAGTAATAAAAAGAGTAACTGGAGAAGGAGTTAAAAGATACCTACCTTTAATATCTTTAGTGATAGGAATAGGTGTAAATCTTCTTATGACGGGATTAAGTCCAGAGTCAATTCTTACTGGAGTGTTACTTGGTGGTGCTGCATGTGGGCTATATGACTTTGGATCTAAGACTGTTTTGGATAGATAGTTAATGCTGTAAAGGAAAAGGGGTCAAAAGTGACCCCTTTAATGATTAGGTTCATACAACTAATTCTATTTCTCGTGGGTATAAATTTTGGTGTGTTTTTCCTGCACCAAATTATATCGACTCAATTCAAATGATTAAATCATTGGAATTGAGTCTTTTTTGTTTGTGTATTTAATTTAATTGATTTCACATTTAATGATAAAACGTAACAAGAAACGTAACAATTTTTATTGGTATGATTTTAGTTTTTGTGTTTTGATTTCTCTAAGAAATTTTAGCTTTTATTTAATAACAAAACGAAAATAACCCAGGTAAAAATTTTTACCTGGGTTTTAAAATTTGCAAAAAAAAAAGATAGCTTTAAAAGCTATCTTGTATATGGTGCCGGAGGCGGGACTTGAACCCGCACGGTGTTGCCACCGCTGGATTTTGAGTCCAGTACGTCTGCCAATTCCATCACTCCGGCTGACTTTATAAGTATAGCATAAAGTAAAAACAATGTAAAGGAATTTTTGTAAAAATTTGAAATTAATTTATTAGTCTTTGAGATTTGGCTTATTTTGTTTAGTTTTTCTTAATAATTTTGTAGACTTTGAACGCTTGATTTTGTGCTATAATCAATGTGAACGGAGGATAACAATCTATGAAAAAAATTACAGTTTTTTTATTAGCTATTTTGATTTCATTATCATCAACTATAAGTTTTGCCGGAGAGATAGACACGAAGGTTGTTGATGAGAGATGGGGAAAGCCAACTTTTGTGTATGGTGAAAGCTTAGACAAATCTCAAATTAGAAAAACAAAAGGACTTTTGAACATTGAAGATGATGACAATATAAAGTCTGTTATGGTTACTTATAATGATTTATTGAAATATATCGGAGGGGACGATTCAAATCCTGGCAGTATGATTTCAAGCGTTTTGGTCAAAAAAGAAAACAAGAACAAAGG